ATTTTCACCGCGGGGCAAATTTTGAAATTTTTCCGCAAGGTTTTACGGACTTACCGAAAAGTCGGCGGACATAAAAAATTATAAAAATAAATTGGAGGCGTTATGACGAGGAAAGAAGCAGTCGAGGCAATTTACAAGGTAATCAATAGCGGCATTATCGACATTGAACTCGAAGAAGAATTGACCGACGTTTGCGAGCATATTTGTTCGGGCGAATACGAGCAATGCGAAAGCGAGGAATGCGATTGCTATTGCGAGGGTTGCAGATTTAACGGCGAAAAATATTAAAGGCGGTGCAGTAATGAGCAGGACGGAAGAATTACATAAAATCTTTGAGGGCGTAGACGAGGGCAAACGGGCAATCGTAAACAATTTGATTGACGAGGCGGTTTATCTTGAAACGCAGTTGACCGAATTAAAGAAATATCCGTTTATCAAGTTTCACCCGCAAAACCCGAACTTGCAAAAGATAACGGCAGCGGGCAAACAGTATCGCGAGTTTTTGCAGACCTATACGAATATCATTGATAAACTTTGCCGCGTCTATGCGAACGAGGAAACGGAAGAAGCAAGCCCGTTGCGTGCGTTCTTGGAAAAGGTGAACAAGCAATGAGTTATTTATTGCAATACCGCAAGGCGATTCGCAAAGGCGAGATACTGGCGGGCTTTGAAATGATAACGGAACTCGACAACCTTATTGCTGACCTTGACGATCCGCAATACCGTTACGATACCACGAAAGCCGACTTGACGATTTATTTTATCGAGAATTGCGTCAAGTTGACGAAATCGCCGTTTTATGGTAAGCCTATGGTTTTGCTTTTGTGGGAAAAGGCGTTAATCGAGGTTGCATATAGTTTCAAAATCAAATCGCTTGACACGGGCGAGTGGGTAGACCGTTTCAACGAGGTGCTTTTGCTCATAACTCGAAAAGCGGGAAAGACGGAGTTAATCGCCGCGCTTGAACTTGCGGAAATGGTACTCGGTCGGCACGGCTCTGATATTATTTGCAGCGGCACGAATGACAATATCGCGTCGCTTTGCTATGACGCAATAGATACAATGCGCCTTTTAATTGACCCTGACAGTAAAGACACTTGGAGGAATAACAAGGGTATTAAATGCTTTGCGAATAATAACAAGATATTCAAACTATCAGATAGCACGCGAGGCAAAGAGGGGCGCAATATCGACTGGGCGGGCATTGACGAAATACACGAATTACAGGACGACGGCATATATAAGCCTATCCAGCAATCGACCTCGACGAAGCCCGACTTTAAGATTTTTATGTTTTCGTCGGAGGGTTTCACAAACGACGGCTTTCTCGATAGCAAGTTGAAAGAGTTCCGAAAGATAATAAACGGCGAGGACAGAAGCGAAAGCGCGAAACGTAAATTGCCGTGGCTTTATACGCAAGACAGCGAGGCGGAAGTTTGGGCGACGAACGAACGCGGCATAAATCCAGCGTGGCAAAAGTCGAACCCGTCTATCGGCGTTGTTAAAACGTGGTCGTATTTACGCGATAGAGTAGACGAGGCACGCCGCAGCAAAGCGGATCGAATGTTTGTCTTATCGAAAGACTTTAATTTCAAAGTTTCCAACGCGACGGCGTGGCTTGAAAAGTCCGATTACGATTACGAAGCGACTTTCGATATAGAAGATTTCCGCAACTGCTTTTGCTTGGCAGCGGTAGACCTTTCGGAAACAACCGATATGACGAACGCAAAGATTATGCTTTGCAGAAAAGACGACCGCCGCAAATATATTTTTTCGCATTACTGGATACCCGAAAGCAAACTTGAAGAAAGCGACGACAAGAGCGCGGGCGCGAAATATCAAGAGTGGGCGCAGCAAGGTTATATCACGATATGCGAGGGAAACGACAACGATTTGTCGCTCGTCGCCGACTGGTTTTATTCCTTACAAGCGAAATACGGAATACGCGTTTTGAAATGCGGTTACGACCAGCGTTTCAAGCGTGATTGGATTACGCGAATGGAATATTACGGCTGGGTTGACAAAGAGGACTTGATTATGATAAATCAGTCGCCCGACGTACTCCATACGGCGAACAATCAAGTCGAAGCGGATTTGAAAGACCGCTTAATAATCGGGCTTAACCCCGTCGATAAATGGTGCTTCGGTAACGCCGCCTTAAAAGTGGACGGGCGAGGCAAAAGCCTTGTCGTTAAGATTGACGGCGCGAAAGCAAAGAAAATCGACGGTGCGGTCAATTCGGTTATTTTGCAAGAAACATATAACCGATATAAGGCGGAATTAAACGATTATTTGCGATAGGTGTTAAAAACGCTTGACAAATTTCAAAAAATGTGATATATAGCGAATTGGCGGGAGGTGTAAAAACTTGGAAGAAAAACGGAAAGAAAAACGTTCTTTTTGGGATAAGATTTTCAAGAAGCCCGAAAAAACAAAAACATATACTTGGGCGGACATATTGAGCGGCATTGCGCCGATATACTCAAACGGTTTCGGAACAAACATATACGCCTCCGACGTTGTGCAGCAGGCTATTTATTCGATTGTTTCAGAGTTGAAAAAACTTGACCCCGTACACGTTCGCAAGACGACAAGCGAAAACGATTTCGTAAGCGTTGCGGGAAATATTCAAAGCGTACTTGACCGCCCGAACGATTTAATGACGACGAGCGATTTTATCGAAAAAATCGCGTGGAACTTGCTGCTTAACTATAACGCGTTTGTCTATCCGATATGGAGCGGCGAAACACTCGTCGCGCTTTACCCGTTGCAGCCGTCGCAAGTTGATTTCCAGCAAGACGGAACGGGCAAGATTTGGACTATATTCACGTTTCCGAACGGTTACGAGGGCGAAGTCGCCTATGAAGATATAATTCACTTGCGCTATCATTATAGCGTTTCGGAATTTATGGGCGGTAACGAGTTCGGGCAGCCCGATTTCAAACCGTTGCTTGAAACGCTGAAATTAAACGATACGCTTTTGAAAGGTCTTGCAAAATCTCTTAATCTGCAAACGACGATAAACGGTATTTTGAAACATAAAACAATGTTTGATACCGACGATCAGATTGAGAAAGTCAAAGATTTTGAAAGGAAATTGCAATCAAACGAAAGCGGCATTTTATCGACGGACATTTCCAGCGAATACATACCGATTACAAAGCAAGTCAATTTGCTTGACGATAAAGTTCTCGAATTTATAGATAAAAAGATTTTGAGAACGTTCGGCGTTTCGATTCCGATTGTAAATGCCGATTACACGAAAGAGCAATACGAGGCGTTTTATCAAAAGACGCTTGAACCGATTATCAAAAGTTTCGGCGAGGCGTTCACGAAAGGCATTTTCACAAAGCACGCCGCGCAGGGCTTTAATAACAAGATTGTTTTCTATGCGAAAGAACTCATTTTTATGAACACGGAACAGAAAATCAACTTGTTTAATCTTTTGGTCGATAGCGGGTCTTGCTATAAAAACGAAATGCGCGTTGCGTTCGGCTTAAAACCGATAGACGAATTGCAAGGTCAAATCGCGACGAGTTCTAATAAGCAGAACGCCGAAAATAACAGCGGCAACAACGGCGGAGGTGTAAGCAATGGCGACTAAATTAGGCTTTTCGACGGGCAAGGGCTTTATTGAAAAAGTAGATAAAGCCGCGCAGTCTGACGACGCAACGAATGCAACGAAGGCAACGAAAGACGAGAACGAAGTAAATATTGCGGGTAATTATATGCGGCTTATCCCTTTGGCAACGCCCGATCCATACTATCAAGACTATCCAGATACGGGGGGAAGTTTTTGGTATAATCTCAATTCTTCCGTTTCAGAAAACGATTTGGTCTTTGTCCGCGGTAGCGTTAATATGGGGGGGACGTATAATCAAGTTTTTTTTATTGTACATAAAGATACGGTGGAGGAATCACGGCAGGTATTTTATAAAACTATTACTACCTCAGGGGTTTCAAGCGGTTTTTATGAAGTCGCCATGATGGTAACGACAGCCGATAAGTTGGCAGTGAGCATAGACAAACTCGACGGAACAAATACAACGAAGGCAGCGGCTTGTAAGTTTCGGTTGGACGGCTGTTATAAAATAGTCAATGCCGACAAGTAAGGAGGTTAAGCAATGAGCGATAAACCGAAGATATACGGCAACTGCAAAGCGGGCTGTTTGTGGGAAACCGTCCACAAAGACGACTTCGACAGGAGCGCGACTTGGATAAAGCAGTACGCCGACGAGGACGGCGTTTATAAAGTATCGCCTATTCAAACATATAAAATAAACTCGCCCGTTTCCGCGAACGCTTATTCTTGCGCCGTTTCGTTAGTATATTGGAAATATTCGTCATTTACTGGCTTAACGACACTTACACAATATGATTTTGCAATAACAGAATTTGACGAATATCGCGATTATTTCTATTTTGAGATTTTGGACATAAAAGCGACGTCCACGTCTTTAACGATTGTTTACGAAGTAAACGGCAATCGCTACAAAGAAATTTTGCAAGAACACGCGTTTCTTACGAATGCGTATATCAAAATCGCGTCCGCAACTTCCGTTTATCTTTTCAACGCCGACGCGAGCATATCGGCAGACCTCGGCGAGGGTGGCGGCGGTGGCAGCGTTGAAGTCGTTCAAGAAAAGGGAACAAGCACAACGGCGGTTATGTCGCAAAATGCTGTCACTACGGAAATAAACGACTTATGGGCGGCAATCAATTACGTTGCGCCGACAATATCGACATTTACGCGCACACCGTCCACAAGTTCGTATAAATTGCCCGCAACGTATACGCTTACGAAGATAACGCATAGCGAAACGAATATCGCGAACATAGTCGGCAATTTAACGTTGAAGCGCGGCTCGACGGTGATAAAGTCAGATATAACGCCGTCGGCGACGAGTGCAGACGTGACCGTAAGCGATACGGTGACGTTGACAACTTCGGGCGTAGCTTACACGTTGAGCGGGACTGATAAAAACGGCAATACGTTTTCAAAAACAGCAACTATCGCCGCATACTATACGTCGTATTTTGGAGCGTCGGAAAATAGCACGGTCAGCAATACTTTGATTGCAGGCTTAACCGATACGAACAGTTCGTCGTTGACTGGAACAAGAAGTGTAACGATTTCGGGAACGAGCAAATACGTTTGGTTCATTTCGACAAAAGCAATAACGTCCATAAAGTCGAGCGGCTTTGCCGTTCCGTATACGTTGGTCAACGGCTCGTACACTTACAACGGCACGACGTATAAATGTTATCGCACGACTGAAAAGGTCGTCGCGGGCGAGAACACGTTCGTTATTGTATAAGGAGGCGCGCAAATGGCAGAAATAAAAATTTACGGCAAATTAAAAAACGCAACGGAAAGCGGCAAAGTCGCCGACTATGCGGACATTGACGGCGCGCCCGAAGTCGCGCAAGAAACGGGGCAAAGTACCGAAAAAACAATGTCGCAAAAAGCAATCACCGACGCTATAAATGCGGGCGGTGGCGGGGGCGGTTCTTCCGTTGACGTTGAGCAAACGACAGGGCAAAGCACAACGGCGGTTATGTCGCAAAAAGCCGTTACGGACGAATTAAACAATAAAGTTGATAAAGTAACGGGCAAAGGGCTTTCCACAAACGATTATACGACAATCGAAAAAAACAAACTTTCAGGTATAGAAGCAGGAGCGGAAGTAAACGCAATCGATGTCATAGAAGCAGGAACAAACGTTTCCGTTTCAAAGAACGGAAAAACAGTAACAATATCGACAGAGGGCGGGGCAAGTGTTCCAGTTGTCGCATTAACAGGCACTTCAGGCACTATTACACAAGCACAATGGGATATGCTATATAATTCAGAAGTTTCATTTATAAAGTATGGCGAAGGTTATATGTATCTCAAAGTATTTCATGGAAGCACTGGTATGACCTTTTCTTACTTTGGTGGTAAAACTACTAAAGTTTATATAAGCAGAGTAATACGAATAACAAAATCTACTTTACATTGGACTTATGAAGAAAGAACTATTCCTACTACTGCGGGTTGTATTATAAGTATGCAGAATAACACTGCAAGTCAAGGATCTACTGACCCATTCTACGGACCTATATTTATCGGTCCAGGACTTAAACTTGATGGCGGTATATTAAGCCTTGCTATTTCTTCCCCTGCAACTGTATATGTCCACGATATTAAATTGTCAACGCAAACCTATGCAGAAGCAAATCTTGGATCAGGTACACCAGATGCAAACGTCCTCGAATTTGCATTTTATTCAAGTGAAGGCTTTTTTAATAATGAGCCGACTGCACTGTGGTCTTATATCGTAGGAAATAATAATTGGATACCTACTATAAATGGTACGTTATATGGAACTGTGGGCGGTGGCGAAACTGTAAGAGCAGTTACAAAAGAAACTATCAGCGGAACAGATTACTTGTGTATACGAGTCCAGGGTGGTTACGGAGAAATCACAAAATATTATGTCACAGAAGAAGATATGATAGATCCGACAAAGACTCAACTTGTGGACTCTTGCAGGGAGATATAATATGAAAAAATTTCTTTATTGGTTTGTGTCCTTGACGTGGGGCTTTCTTATGACCTTAATCGGCTTGCTTGCCTCGCTTGTTCTTTTAATAACAGGGCATAAACCGCACAAATTCGGCTATACCTTTTATTTCAAGGTCGGAAAGAACTGGGGAGGGCTGAATTTGGGCGCGATATTCTTAACAGATAGCACGCCGTCGGAACATACGCTTTGCCACGAACACGGACACGGCTTGCAGAATTGCGTTTTCGGCGTTTTGTTCCCGTTCTTAATCGGCATACCGTCCGCGGTGCGATATTGGTATCGCGAATGCGTTCACAAGCACGAGCCGACGCGATATTTGCCGCCGTATGACGCAATATGGTTTGAGGCGCAGGCGACGACGTGGGGAATTATTTATTTCAAATAAATATCGTTATATTTTCATAACAAAAAACGGAGGTGTAAAAAAAATGATTGACTATATAAAGCGAAATTATCCCGCCGAATTTCGCGCAGAGGGCGAAAGCGGATTGATTATCGGCGTTCCTATCGTTTACGATACGCCGACGGATATAGGCGGCTGGTTTCAAGAAACGATTTGCAAGGGCGCAATATCGAAAGACGTTATAAAAGACGTTCGTTTCTTTTGGAATCACAATATAGAAGAAAAGGCGATCGCGCGTTCAATAATTCCGCTTGACAAACTCGGCGGAATGGAACTCGTTCCGACGGACAAAGGCGTCGAAATGAAAATGAACCCGAACCGCAAGAGGTCAGACGTGAACGACCTTTGTCTTGCGATAGAGGACGGCGTTATAAATGCAATGTCTTTTATGTTCGGCGTAAAAGAAGAGCGTTGGGAGGACGAAGATACGGACTACCCGAAACGCTTTATAACAAAAATAGAACCCTTAATCGAAGTATCGGCGGTAAATTTCCCCGCCTATGCCTCGACTTCAATAAATGTTGCCCGTGGGGACTTGTCGACGGAAAACGACAAGGCTTTAATCGGAAAATTAAAGGAACGGCGACAAGCGGCGGCGGAAACCGAAGCAAAAGCAAAAAGAGAACTTGAACTCTTAAAAATCAAGGCAAAAATACTTTATTAAAAAGGAGCAAAAAAACAATGAAAGAATTTCTGAAAAAACTTATCGCAGACAAACAGAAAAGAGCCGACGAGTTGCGCAAAAAGATTGACGCGGCAACCGATCTGAACGAAGCCCGCGCCGATTATGCAACTCTCGAAGCACTCAACGCCGAACTCGCCGAAGCAATGGCAGCACTTAAAAAAGTTGAGGACGACGAAGCAAACAACGGCGCAGACGAGGGCAGAAGTTTTAACCCTCTCGCAAGTTACGGAATGAGAAGCGGCAACCCCGCGAACAAACCCGACGCGGCTATGGAAGCGCGCCTCGCTTTCGCAAACTTCGTAACCCGTGGCGTTTTAACTCCCGAAATGAGAGCAGACGCAACGACCAAAACGACCGCCGTTACTAAGGCTATCCCCGAAAATCTGCTTAATCAGATTATCGAAAAAATCGACGCGGTGGGTATAATTTTGCCGCTCGTAACTCGCACTTCTTATCCCGTCGGTCAGACCATTCCGACCGACGCAGCGAAGCCGACCGCAAGTTGGGTAAGCGAGGGCGCGACCAGCGACGCACAAGCAAAAGGCACTCTCGGTTCTATCGTATTCGGCGCGTTCAAACTCCGTTGCGAAATTCGTATGACGCAGGAAGTTACCGTGCAGACCATTTCCGCATTTGAAACTCTGTTCGTTAAACAGGTTTCCGAAGCAATGGTTAAAGCAATCGAGGGCAAGATTGTTTCGGCTGACGCTGGCGCAGCGAACCCGACGGGTATTCTTTATCGTGCAAGCGGCACTGACGCAACCGTTACCGTTGCGAAAGGTGCTACGGGCAAACTTACTTATAAGTTGCTTTGCGACGCGGAAGCGGAACTTCCGCAGCAGTACGAGGGCGGCGCAAAATGGTTTATGTCAAAGAAAACCTTTATGCAGTTTATCGGAATGACGGACACGCAGGGACAGCCTATTGCCCGCGTGAATTACGGTATCGGCGGCAAGCCCGAAAGAATGCTGCTCGGTCGTGAAGTCGTGCTGACTGGCACTTATCTTTCCGATTATACCGAAGCAACCGCAGCCGCAGACGTATGCTTTGCGTTCCTGTTCGATCCGTCCGATTACGTTCTCAACACCTCTTACGACCTCGGCATTCAGCGCAAGCAGGATTGGGACACCGAAGATCATTGCGTCAAGGCGGTTATGTCCGTTGACGGTAAGGTTATCGACCGTAACTCGCTCGTTAAACTTGTTAAAGCATACGCTTAATGCGTCATAACGAAACATAATTAAACGGAGGTATAACAAAATGACGGTTGAGAGTTTGACACCGATAAACAAAGCCGACCTTTTGGCGACGGTCAAAAGCAGTTTGAACATAAGCGGAACGCAATTCGATACGACTTTGCAAACCTATATTGACGAGGTGAAAGAGTATTTGAAAAGCGCGGGCGTTTCGACTGACGTCGTCGGGTCAACTCTCGCCGTCGGTTGTATCTCTCGCGGCGTGGCTGATTTGTGGAACTACGGCAACGGCGACACGAAGTTATCCGAATATTTTTATCAACGCGCAATTCAACTTACAGCGGTTAAAACGGAGGCGGACGGACAATGAAACAATTCCAGCCGCAAACGCCGTTTTTAACGCCTTGCAAGTTGCTAAAACGGACAATTACAAAGGTCAACGGAGTTAATCAAGAAACATTCACGGAAAGCGATACTTTTATGTGTACGGCGAAATCTTACGGCGGAACGGAAAAGGTCGTCAATGACGTTTATGTGATTGAAGATACTTGGACGGTTGATACTTGGTATAATCCGAAGATTGCAAAGGGCGACAAAATCCGTTTTCTTGACGATAACCGCGAATATTCGATTTATTCCAGCCCCGAAAATATCAATCGGCGCGGGCAGTATATGCGGTTTAAGGTCATAGCGATTGGAGGTTGACCCCGTGGCGAAATCTCGCAAGTTCAAAGGTAGTTCGATAAAACGCGGCAACATTGTCGAAATGTACGGCGTATCTGATTTGCTCAAAAAGATAGAGGCGGCGGGCGGCAAGGTTGACGAAGCCGTCAAAAAAGCCGTCAATAATTCGCTTGAACAAGTCGGAATGAAAATGCAACTTTTTATGCTTGGGCATAAAGAAAGCGGCGAAACATACGCGAGTTACGAGCAGATTATGGCGAGTATCAAAGATAACAAAGTCGAAGCAATGGTCGGTTACAACGTAAAGAACGGCGGATTGCCCGCAATCTTTCTTGACGTTGGAACGCCAAAGCAAAAACCGTATTTTTTCCGATATTACGCCGTCGAAAACAGTCGAAAGCAGATCGAGGAAATCCAGCGGGCGACGCTTAATGAAATTTTGGAGGACTTAAAGTAATGCAAGAACTTTTCAAACTGTTTAACGAAATCGGCTTGCCGTACTTCCGACAAGGTTCTATGAGCGACGCGGACTATAATCCGTCCTTTTTCACCTTTTGGAATATCGACACGCCGAACGAAAGTTTTTACGATAACAAGGAAACGCGATATATCGAGTTTGTGCAAGTCGCTTTCTATACAAACGACGCAAATAAGATTTATTCGCAAATGGACGACTTTATCGTCCGTGCAAAACAGAAAGGCTTTGCCGTTCAAGGCAGAGCGCACGACACGAACGCCGACAAAGATAATTATTACGGGCGGTTTGTGTTAATCAAAATAATTCATAAATTGGAGGTTTAACGTTATGGAATATAACGAATACAGAGGCGTCCGCGGGCTTGTAATCGCGGAAGTCACGAAAGACGACAGTTCGGGTTATACCGCCGAAGAGTGGGAAGAACTTTCGGGCGTACAGGCGGTTGCGGTTACGAAAAATGAGAGTTCCGAAACTCATTATTACGACAACCTCGCGGCAATCGTTGTTGACGCAGAGGGCGCAGACGAATTGACGCTTACCGTTTCCATTCTCGCAAATAAAACCCGTGCGAAAATCGACGGCGTAGAATACGAACAGACGCAAGATATGATTATCAATACGCCTAAAAAGAAAAAGTATTTTGCGCTCGGTTATATCGGCGAAAAGACCGACGGAACGGAAGAGTTTAACATTCTTTACAAGGGCAAATTTTCGGGCGGCGGTGAAACGCATAACACGAAAGACGACGGCACGGAAGCAACGAACGTCGAATATACCTTTACCGCTGTGCATACTTCCGCAAAGATTTATTCGGGCAAATCGGTAAAGAGCGTCAAAGTTCCCGCAAGTACGAAAGTCACGGAAGAAGCAGTTTTCGGCACGTTTACGGCTGGCGTTTCTACGCTTGATCCGTTGACCCCTGACGAAATCAAAGTGTTGACTTAATCAGAAAAGAAAGAGGTTTGAATTATGGAACTAAAACTTAATATTTACGCTGATAGACTTTGCCGCAATGTTGAAAAGACCGTAACGGCTAACGACTTTGAACTTTCGACTGGTGTATGCGAGGACGTTTTGAACATTATCAATATTGATATGTTCGAGGGCGGACTTGCCGCATTATCTGACGAAAGTATGCAGGAACTCGCTGTCGGAATAATCAAAAACGGTTATCCGTTTTTTGTCGAACTCATTAAAGAGATATTCGACATAACCGACGACGAGGCGAAGCATATCAAAGTTGCGGATATTGCGACGGTTGTTATTCAAATCGTCAAGTATTCGTTCAATCAACTTGCAAACTCTCTCGGCGGGAAAAACTCAAAAAACTGAAAGAGGGGGGCGGCGGTGAAACCGCCTCCCTTTATTCAATTTTATTCGATATACAAATGGCTTTGAGCGAACGTTTTCACTTATCGCCGTTTCAGATACGGCGGGAGCGGTTCAGTGAATTTTGCTTGCTCGTAAAACGTTTAAGAACGCACGACAAAACGGAAATTCAAAAGCCGAAAACAAAAAACGGAAAGGAAAAACGGGTTATTCCCGTTACAGATTATAAAGACCCGAAAAAGGAGGTGTAAAGAGTGGCTGCACAAAACGATAATTATATCGGCGTAGCAATGGGGCTTGACGTAACCGATCTAAAAGCAGGGCTTGCCGACGCGAATAAACAAATCCAGCTTGCGAACTCCGAGTTCAAAGCCGCCTCGTCGGGTATGGACGACTGGACGAAATCGACGGAGGGCTTGACCGCAAAGGTTAAGCAACTCGATACTGTTCTTACGCTCCAAAAAAAGAAACTTGCAGGAATGCAAGCAGAGTATGACAAGGTTGTCAAGTCGCAAGGCGAAAACTCCGAAGCGGCGCGAAAGTTGAAAGTTCAAATGAACAATCAACAAGCCGTCGTCAATGCTACGGAAAAGGAATTTAAGAATTATTCCGAAACGTTGAAAGAGGCGGAAGCGGGCAATATTGATTTGACCAAAGTCACGCTTAAAAACGGTAAGGCGTTAAAAAAGCAAGGCGACGAAGCAAAGGACAGCGGATCGAAACTCGACGGCTTAAAATCCGTTGCGGGCGGCGTTGCAAAAGGACTTTTAGCAATCGGCGCGGCGGCAGTTGCAGCAATCGGCGGTTTTCTTTCTCTCGCGGAAAGTACACGAGAGTTCCGCGAAGATATGGCGAAACTTGACAGCGCGTTTTCTGCCTCAAAGTTAGGCGCGGACAGCGCGGCGAATACATATAAAACGTTATTCGGTGCGATCGGCGAAAGCGATACGGCAGTCGAAGCCGCCCAGCAAATCGCGTTGCTTGCGAACAGCGAGGAAGAAGCGGCGAAGTGGGCGGAACTTGCAACGGGCGTTGTCGGTACGTTCGGCGACGCACTCAAACCCGAAACTTTTTTCGAGGCGGCGAACGAAACGATTAAACTCGGCGAGGCGACAGGCGCGTTTACGCAAATGTTGGAGGGAACGGGCGCAAGCGTTGACGAATTTAACGCGGGGCTTGCGGCTTGTAACACCGAAGAAGAAAAACAAGCCTATATGCTTGAAATAAGCAATAGTCTTTTAGGCGCGGCGGGCGCGGCGTATAACGAAACCGCGAAAGACATTATCGAAGCAAGGGAAGCCGAAGCGGAATTAACGCAAGCAATGGCAGACCTCGGCGCGATTGCCGAACCTATAATGACAACGCTTAAACTTATAGCAGTTGATTTGCTTAAAACAATTCAACCGTTCGTCGAACTTATCGGCGAGGGCTTGCGTGGGGCAATCGAGGGAGCGGCTGGCGCAACGGATAAACTCGCGGAGGGTTTAGGTGGCATTATCAACGCCCTTGTCGAGCGGCTTATGAATATGCTGCCGACTGTCTTAAACGTGATTTTGCAACTCATTCCGACGATAGCAAATACACTGCTTGCCGCGTTGCCGCAGTTGCTTGACGTCGTTCTCGACCTTGTAACGCAGATAATAAATTTGCTTGCCGAACTCGCGCCGCAGATTATCGCGAAAATCGTTGAAATAATCCCGCAGTTGATACAGTCGATTATTGACGCGTTGCCGCAGATTTTGGAGGCGATTATAACGCTTGTAATGGCGATAGTCGCGGCTTTGCCGACGATAATTACAACGCTTATAAATGCGCTGCCGCAACTTATCCAGTCGATAGTTGATTTTATAATTCAAGCAATACCTATGATTATTGACGCGGCGATTCAGTTGTTTATGGCAATCATTGACGCGTTGCCCGTAATTATACAGGCAATTATTCAAAATCTGCCGACGGTTATAAACACTATTATCGACGGACTGCTCGACGCTTTGCCTTTATTGTTGCAAGCAGCAATTCAGTTGTTTATGGCAATCATTGACGCGTTGCCGACTATTATTAAATTACTTGTCAATGAAATACCGCAAATCGTAACAACGATTATAAATACTTTGCTTTCTCGTCTGCCCGACTTGATACAAGGCGCGATTAAACTGTTTATGGGTCTTTTGGAAGCAATTCCGAAAATTCAAATCGAATTGATAAAGAATATCCCGCAGATTATCGCAACTATCGTTTCGGGGCTTGCGCAAGGTGTGGGCGAAATGGCAAAAGCGGGCTTGAACCTCTTAAAAGGCATTTGGGAGGGCATAAAGGGCGGCGCGAAATGGTTGAAAGACAAAATCACGGGCTTTGCGGGAAATGTTGCGGGCTGGTTCAAAAAAGTATTCAAAATCGAATCGCCGTCTAAACTTATGGCGGACGAAGTCGGCGAATATATCGGCGAGGGAATCGGCGTCGGCGTGCTTGACAGTATTCCGACCGTTAAAAAGCAACTCGGCAAATTCGCGGGTTTTGTGCAAGATAATCTCGGCGACATTAAAAGCGGGCTGTCTATCAACGCAAACGGAATCGGTGGCGGTTATGCAGGCGGGCGCGGAAATACCGTTGTCAATGCTGGAATGACGGTCAACTATAACGGCGCACTTTCGCGCAAGCAGTTAAAACAACTTGAAAACGACCAGTACGCTATGGTCAAAATGCGACTGAAAGCAGAGGGGGCGATTTAATGTACGAGTTAATTCTTGAAAACGTAAACGGAAACGTTGTAAACATAAACGACGGCGTTAAATATACCGTTATATCAGCACTCGGATTAAATCCGCCCTCCGCGTCCATTTTTACGGCGAAATCTCCAAACCGAAAAGGCGTAAAGTATAACGGCTCAACGCTCAACGAAAGAAATATCGTTTTGCAAATAAAAATACTCGGAGATATTGTTGCAAACCGCAACGCCCTTTATGCGTGGGTGGACAGCGAACAATATTGCAAAGTTTATTACAAAAACGAGGTGAAAAACGTTTATTGCGAGGGGCATATACAAGATTGCGATATTGATTTATTTACCGCTAACGAGATTGTCAACGTCGCTATTCTTTGCGCGAATCCGTACTGGATAACAGCGCACGAAGAAAACGTTAGTCTTACGTCGGTCATAAAAAACTTTGTATTTCCGTTCGCAATCAACGTCACGGGTATTCCGTTTTCGACGGTGACGAGAACCGCAGAAGTTTCGATAAACAATACGGGAGCGGAAACGGGCGCGAGATTTATTATTCAATGCGACGGCGATATTGAAAATCTTACGATTTACGACGGCAACGATTCCGCGAAAAGATTTGCGATTAATACTAAACTTTTAGGAGGTTGGATTGTCGTTATTGATACGGATCGAAGTCCGAAATCCGTTAAAGCGTATAAGACCGACGGGACGACCGAAAACCTGCTGAAATACGTTAAAAAACCGACTTGGTTTACGATTAAAAAAGGCGTAAACGTATTCGGCTATACAGCAACGAGCGGAGCGGACAACGCCGATATTACTATAAGTTATCAAGACAAATGTTTGGGAGTGTAGCGTTATGGAACTTTATATTCTCAATAATGATTACGAGCAAATAGCCGTTATCGACGAGGCGGAAAGCAAACTTTGGAATAAAAAATTTAACGACGTGGGCGAATGCGAAATTTATGTCCCGTGTTCCGACGAAATGCTTTCGATTTTGCAAAAAGGTTATTATGTTTACCGTTACGACGACGATATGTTTTGTCAAATCGAAAAGGTTAAAATTGAAACCGACGTTGAAAACGGCGATTATCTGATTGCGACGGCGACGGATATATGCAAGATACTTTCGGGGCGCATTGTTCGCGGACAAACGGACGCGTCTTTGGTTACAAGTCCCGTCGTTTTTTCGGGAACGGTTGCGAACTTTATAAAAAAGTTAATAACCGACAACGTTATCAATCCGCCCTCAAATCAAGCGGAGCGGAAAATCGCGAACTTTATATTTGACGATAGCAATTTTTCGGAGTTTTCGGAAACGATAGAAACGTCCGTCGTTGCGAAAGACCTGTTACAACTGATTATTTCGACTTGCAAGTCGTATAATTACGGTTTTAGAGTGTCGTACAACACAAACACTCAAAAACTTGTTTTTCGTCTGTATAAGGGCAAAAATAAAGCGTCGGCAAGCGGCGAGGAATACGTCGAATTTTCGCCCGAATATTCAAATATTATTTCGTCCGAATTTGAAGTTGACGGAAGCGCGTTAAAAAACGTGGCTTATGTTGGATATAAAACAGCGGCGGACGAATTTGCGCTATTATCATTATTTAACGGTGACACTCAACCGAGCGGCGAAGCACGAAAGGAAATATACATTGACGGAACGGGAACAAGTCGAAGCATTACCGTTGACGAGTTGCAATCGATATTCCACGGCAACGTCAAACGGAATCCGACGAGCGGCGGCGCAACTGGTTATTATTACGTAATAACAGGCGGCGAAGAAATAAAGGTCGCAACCTTTGAGGGCGAAACGAAAGACGGCGTTTATTCGGAAAAAGTTACGGTTACGGATTACACTTATCTTTTGCTTATAAAAGCACTCGGAAGAAATGCGCTTGCCGAAAATGTGGAAACGCAATATTTCAGCGGCGAGGTTGACACGATCGATACTTACGAATATAAAACGGACTATGACCTCGGCGATACTGTAAAGGTCATAAACGAGTACGGGATCGAAGCCGAAGCGCAAATAACCGAAGTTATGGAAAGCGAGGACACCGAAAACGGCTATCAGATAGAGCCGAAGTTTGAATATATCAATTAAAAGGAGGTTAGCAAAATGCCTACTTATCCAGAATTAAAAACGTATGAAGCGGGTTTTTACAACAACAAAAGAACGGGCAACACGGACGACCGCGTATATAGCGCGAAAGACGTTCGCGAGCCGTATTGCACGGTATTTTCCAAAGGAATAATGCCCGACACGGACGGCACGGCGGGCGGCTATCTGAAAGTTACCGCCGTTAGCGGTATGCAAATATCCGTCGCCGCAGGAACGGCAAATCTCGGCGCGTGGTTCAAAAACAAAGGCGAGTATAAGATAACGCTTGACCCTGCGGGCGGTTCGGTGCGGTATGATTGCGTCATTGTCAGAAGCGACGACATTTCCACGACGCGAAGCGATAACGTAGCGGTTGACCGCGAGCCGTCAATTTATATCAAAAGTTTAACCGCCGTTCCGACAATAAACGATTTAATACGAAACGATAATACTTACGAAATGTGCCTTGCATACGTGAAAGTCAACGCGTTAGCGACAAGCATAATTTCGGACAATATTATCGACACAAGAACGGACGGTTCGCTTTGCAACGTTATGTCGGGCGTTGGCGCGACGGTTGTAAGAGTTTACAAAAATACTTACTTTTCCGAAACGCAAGGGCAAACGGTTATTCCGATCGGCATTTCGCAATATAACAGATCGAAAGACGCGTTATCGGTTATCGTCGAGGGTCGAACATTTACGGAGGGCGCGAATTATACGATTACGGATAATTCAAAGATAACGCTTGCTATCGGCTTGCCCGTTGTTGGAACGAAAATCGAATTTGAGGTTGCGAAAAACGTAAACGCAGCGGGCGCGGAAACTGTCGTACAAGAAGTCGCAGAACTCCGCAAGGAAATGAACGCGAATAATAATAAACTCCGTCACTATTACTATTGCAACGGCATAAACGACAATATCAATATATCGAATATAGTTAAAGAGTTTTTGAATTTAAACTTTTATCACTCAATGGACTTGCACGTCGTCGGTCATTTCGGTTTTGCGGAAATGGCAGCGGGCGACGGGACGAGCGGGAGCCCTTATAAACTGTTTGACTTCGGTACTTTTACGACCTTACCGAAACCGAAAGTATTTATCGACTTCTCGGATTGTGACGAGATTTCCGTACCGATTGCAGACGGGACGAACAATATTCTTTTTGCAGGTTCTTCTTTCAATCTTCGCGGCGCAAATATATACGCGGCAAACACGACAGTTAATACCGTAATTCGCGCGATTGATCCGAATGTTAAAGTCATAAAAGCGTCGGATTGCCGTTTTTGGATAACCGCATACAAGAACAGCCTTATTGCTTGGAATGGCACGTTTGAGAACTGCCGCGGCAGCGTGGCAAATGTGGTCGATAATTCGTATTGTTTCCAGCCTGTAAGTTCTGGAATTATAAGAGTTATCGGCGGCGAATATTACGCCTATACGGGCGATAGCAGCAAGCAATCGGCGGTCGTAGGACAAAGCGGCGCGGACGCAGTTTCAATCCTTTACGGAGTAAATGCGCCGACGGTGGCGCGATCGGGTTATTTGCAAACAAACTCGCTTTTGCAATGGAAGGGCGGCGGAATGTTGAATTGTACCGACCTTGTGAGCGCGTTACCTATGACGGTTGTAAGCGGCATTTCAAACATTCGCGGCACGATTGCAAAAAGCAAGCCTAATTTAATGTAGTCCATAATTCATACCTCGAAAGGGCAGTCGGAAACGGCTGTCTTTTCTTTTTTTGTAAATTATTTTCTAAAAATTGTAAAAATAAGTAAAAAACGCTTGACAAAGTTGGAATATTATGGTAAAATAGTATTGTAAAAAACAAGAGGGCAACAGCCCGAGGAGTTAAAAATGAAAACGGTTGCAAAATTAGTATTAACCGACGGATACAGGGACGAACTTATAAAAGTTAAAGACGGTACATATTTTAGGATAAAAAGATTAAGAAACGGCGATTTTTATACCATTTATAAAAACAGCAGTAAATACGGCGAAAAAGAATATGACGAAAAAATATCTTTTTACGGCTGGACTTTACAAGAAGCAAAAGACGAAATAAAGCGTTTGAGCGAATAAAAAACAAAGCCGAGCGCGGTGGCTAAACCGCGCAAGGAGTTAAAAATGTTAGAAAGATACAGCGTAACGGTAAGATTGACAGGCGGCAGCGTTCACAACTTCAATAATGCGGACGGAACGGAATGCAAGGTCGGCGACGTAATAAAAATGGGCGCGAAAGCACATAACCGCGAAAACGCAATTAAAGCGATAAAACACACGTTAAGTTTTTGTCACGTTAAATACGAAATACTTTAATAAACAGCCGAAGCGGGGCGGCATATCCCCGCAAGGAGTTTTATATGAGAAGCAGATTTACGAAAAAGCATTACGGCGGTTTCGGCGCAAATAGACGTTTTGCGGCTGATAAAGTCACGGTCAAAGTAAAGGAAAAAAGCGAAAGCGAATACCGCGTTTACGGGCGTTATTCCAGCGCGAAAGCGGCTAACGAAGTCGCAAGCGACTTGCAAAACTTATGCGGTTACGACGTTATAGTTGAATATTAAAGACCGAGCGGGAGCGGCTATTCTCCCGCAAGGATTTTTTATGAAAATGCCTTATTTGATAAGAACAGACCCGAAAGACCCGCGCGGCGAACGGGTGCAAATAATAACATTCGGCGAACCCGAACCGATACCCGAATATTGCATATGCGACGGGTGCAAGAACTCGGCGGGTTGCGATTGGAAGCCGTTAAAACCGCCGTATACGAGTTGCATAGATTATAAATCCGCGCCCGTGCGGTCAAACGCGGGCAAGGAGTTAAAACAATGAACAAAGAACGGATCAAAGCAAAGGTAATTCTCGGTTTGCCGCTTTCGGCAAGAGAAAGAGCGGTGTACTTGCTGCTTATAGCAAGCGTTGACGAAATGCGCGAGTTTTTGGCGCGGGAGGCGGCGGACAATGGAAATGACTAAAAAAGAAGAAATGGCATACGCTATAACGAATTTTGCATTGAAAAATAAAAACGGAGAACCCGTCGGAAGTGTGGCAGACAATTATGCAAGACAAATAGCCGAAGTTCTTTACAACGCAGGTTATCGAAAAATTGACGGCGACGAATATGTTAGCAGAGAATGGCACGACGAGCAGATTTTACACGCCGAAAGCGAGGTCTTAACCCGTGATAAATCGAACCTTGAAAGAACGCTTGAAGAGGGCGGCGAAGAGTTGCAAGCGACGAAAGCCAGCCTTGAAAGAATGACGGACAATTACAAGGCGATTTTGAAGCACTGCGCGCATTTAAGGCAAGCCCTTGCCGAGCGCAAAGATTATATTGCCGATTTACAAAAATTCACGTCCGAAGTGCAAGTAAAATCGGTCAAAGAGTTTGCGGAATGGGTGAAAGACCATATCCCCGACGTTCCGTTCTGTAATCAAAAAGCATATAACATATTTTGCGATATGGTAAACGAAAAATTAAAGGAGTACGAAAAATGAAAAACTTAAAAGATTTAATCAACGAAAGAACGGAAACGCTTGCGAAATTAAGCAAGAACATTAAACTTTCGCCGCAAACGATACAAAACATTCTGAACGGCAAGCAAACGTCGTTATTGACGATAAAGAAAGTTTGCGCTTACTTCGGCGCGGACTATAAAGATTATATTTAAGGAGGGGTTATGAAAACAGTTTACGCAATTAGAGGTATGTATGGGAAGTTGTATATCGAGGAAATCCCCGTTATCAGAGAAACGGAAAAAATGTACTATCTCGATCCGAAAACCAGCCGCTGCACAGTTCGTTATTGTTCGCAAATTCCAAAGCGCGACGAGGGTATAAGTTGGACGACCGACGAAACAAAGTTTAAGGAAATAGCACAAAAGTACGTTGACGACTTGCTGTTTTTTGCGAGAAAAAAATTAACCGTTGCTCAAAATGAACTTGAAAACTTAAAGAAAGAAATAACCGCCGTGGGCTTGGAGGGCAAGGAATGACGATTGAAGAAGCAAAAGAGTATCTACCCGACTTTGAGGCATTTCGCAACGAGGCTTGCGCTACTTGCACCGAAGAGTGGTATTGCCCACGCAATTGTGAGGATTTGAATAAAGCGTCACGAATGGACTATGACCGCATTTTGAAATGCTATGCACGAAACGGCGGCGAAATGCATAAAGTGTTCGCTTTTATCAGAGGCGCAAGAATTTAAGGAGTAAAAATGAAAAAGATTTTAATAAGCGTTCGCCCTAAATGGTGCGAGAAAATTTGCCACGAAATAGGGCGAGAGAACGGCAAGCCGATTTATGAAAAGCCGATTGAGGTTCGCAAAAGCAAGCCGTCCGAAGTGCCGTTTAAGGCTTATATCTACTGTACGAAAGCAAAAAGTCAATGGCGATACAGCGATTATGAGGGGGCATACGAGAACAGCGAGGGCGAAATCGTATATGCGCAACAGCGTATTATCGGCGAGTTCGTGTGCGATAAGGTTTACGAGTACACTTACGACTACTGCGACGGCGTTGACATTGACGACGATATGATATTGGAAACGGCAATTAACAGAGAGGATATAAACATTTACGCAAAAGGCAAAACCCTTTACGGTTGGCATATATCAAACTTAAAGATTTATGACAAGCCGAAAGAGTTAAGCGAGTTTAAGAAGCCTTGTCCCACAAAAGAAAAAGGCGATTGCTTGGCTTGTGATTGTTTGGCGGATAACGATTACGGGGGAATTTGCACGAACTTTGTAACCCGTCCGCCGCAGTCGTGGCAATACGTGGAGGAATTATGAACGGACGACAAATTAGAATATTTGATTTGGACGAAGAACCCCTTGCAAGCCCCGAAAACGCTACTACACAAACACCACCGAAAGCGGAAACAACCGCCGCGCTTGAAGAACGCCCGACAATCCAAAAGGATTTTGAAGATAAACAGCCGAGCGGAAAGCCTAAAATGGGCAATAAGAAAATCAACGAACTTTTCGGGATAAAAGAAAGTTTTGAACTTCCCGAAAAACTTATGTCCGTTTTAATGGATAAAGAGCAGCGCGAAAAAGTATTTAACGAGTTTCTTCAATATGACTTTGACTTTTCGCACGACTGTTTACGCGACTACTTTCAAGACGAACACGCCGCCCGCTCCGCGTTAAAGCAAGATTATACGCCCGATTGCCTTTGTGATCTGATAGCCGCCTTAATGCCCGAAACGGACAAGATTATTGATATTTGTAGCGGAACGGGTGCGCTTACAATCGGAACGGGGAAAAACATTTATTTTCAATGCGAAGAACTCTCAAAAATGAGTATTCCGATTTTGCTTTTTAACCTTGCAATACGAGGAATGAACGCAACCGTTTTGCAAAAAAACGTACTTGACCGAACCGTCGAAAAGGTTTACAAGTTGACGAATAACGGGCAATTTAGCGACATTGATATTTGTATAAATTTCAACGAAGAAAAGACGAAAGTCGTTATATCAAACCCGCCGTATTCGTTGCCGTGGACACCGAAACAAGACGAACGGTTTAACGGGTATACGCTTGCGCCCAAAGGCGCAGCAGATTATGCGTTTGTTTTAGACGGAATAAGCCGTCTATCAGACGACGGAACGGCATTTTATATATTGCCGCACGGCGTACTTTTTAGGGGAAACGCCGAAGCGCAAATACGAAAACAGTTAATCGAAAATAATTTAATTGACGCAGTTATAGGCGTTCCCGATAAACTGTTTTTGAATACGTCAATTCCCGTGTTTATTTTGGTATTAAAGAAAAACAGGCGGCGGAAAGACATTTTATTTATTGACGCGTCAAAACATTTTGAAAAAGGCGGCAAGCAAAATAAAATGACCGCCGAGCATATAGAAAAAATCGCCGATACCTATTGGAATAGAAAAACGGTTGAAAAGTTTTCGCATGTTGCAACGTTAGACGAAATCAAAGAAAACGAATATAACTTGAATATTCCCCGTTTTGTCAATACATACGAAAAAGAGGAATTGCCCTCACTTGGCGAAATAACAAAAAGCATAATAAATACACGGCTTGAAATGGCAAAAGCCGAAAAAGAGTTGTTGAAAATGCTTGACGGATTGATAGGCGACGAAGAATACAACGAGGTCAAAGATAGTTTTTGCAATTATTTAAGGGAACAAGACGTTATCGGGGAGGCTATGCTTGAATGGTGCGAATTGCAAGGGCTTGAACGCCGAACGGATTACCTTGTAAAAAATGCGCCTCGAACCCGCAAGCCGATTTTAGAAATTTGCGACTTTGAAAGAGTTAAAAAAGGTAAAATTTATAAAGCGGGAACGTCGTATATTCAATTATCCGCAACCGACGGCGTGGTGCGGTTTCTTGCAGAAGATAAAGAACTTGATACAAAGTACGGCGTATTTACTCCAAAACAACAAGACTATATTTGCCCGCGATTTATTTATTATATGCTTGATTTTGAAATGGAAGCGTTTCTCGCCCGTTATCAATGCGGAATGAATATAAACCCCGATATATTCAAATTCTTAAAAGTAACATATTACACGAAGTATTCGGATCAAGTGGAACTATGCCGAATGTTAGACGGCGTTCAAGCGAAATACGATAACGAATTGAAGCAAAAAGACGAATGGGAGTATTTCAAAAAATACCACCTCGACGGAATGTTTCCTAATTGATACGAAAAGGACGGAGCAAAGCCCCGCCCTTTTTTATTATCTTTTGAAATTATAGTATAACGATACTTGCGGTTGCCCCAAATGTCGCTTATACGCGGAAAAACCGAGAGGGCGCACGTATAAGTATACGTCCACTCTCTCGTTCGATACGACAATCTTGTCAACGAAGTTGTCGTATAAGTTTTTCAAAACGTTTTCGTCGGTCGTTTCGGAATTGGCAAGCATTTTGTTTAAATACTCCGTCACGCCCTCGAAAGTGATTGAGTTTCGTTCTTGCTCTTGATACATATAAATTTGCTTTTCGACGTCCTGCAATTCCGTTTCAAGAACGGCGTTTTTTCGGATAAGCGTTTTTTCGTTTATGACTTTTCGCATTTTCAGATCGAGCAATTCGTCAAGGCTTTCCTCAATCTCTCTTTTGCGCTTTTTAAGGCGTTTAAGTTTTGCCGTCACGTCGTCGGGCGAACTCTCACAAACGGCTATAATCTCCCTTGCAAGCCGTTTAATAGCGTCCTCGTTTAATATCCGCCGCTTTATTTCCGCGAGTACGCTATCTTCGATTACTTCTTTTCGTATTCTCTTACATTGGCAGTTTTTATAGTTCTTATGCTCGGCGCAAACGTAATACTTATAATCGTAATACTTGTCGCCTTGCTTCGATCCGCTGCGTATGCCGAAGAAATGACTATCACAATACGCGCAAAAGATTTTACCCGTCAAGGCGTATAAGTCTTTTTTCTTGCGTGGTTCGGGCAATTTGTCCGAGTGCTTTCGGGCTTGTACCTTATTCCAAAGCGACATATCAATAATAGGCGCGTGGGAATTTTCGATACATAAGTCCTCGTAACCGTCGCAAGAATAACGGCGAGTACCGATATAAAAGTCGTTTGCCAAAATGCGGGAAATGCTCGTCAATCCGAACATTTTACCTCGGCGCGTAAAAATGCCCCGTTCGGTCAAGTACGTTTGTAAATATCGCAACGAATAATTTTCCGCGTACATTTCAAACATTTTCTTTATAACGTCTTTTTCCGTTTCGTGCGGCTTGTATTTATGTCGCGTTTTCTTTCCGACGATAACGGGGTCAAGGTCGTACCCGAAAGGAACAGTCCCGCCCGTGTGATAGCCTTGCTTTACCATTTCCCGCATTGAACTTTTAACGTGGTCGGAAATCGTTTCACTTTGGTATTGGTCAATATCAGATAAAACGTTTGTCATTAACCGCCCCGCGCTCGTGTCCTCGTCGATTTGTTGAGTAACGGAAATCAATTTGACACCGTGCTTTTTGAAAAGTTTACGGTATTTTTGACTTTCGTAAGCGTTTCGGAACATACGGTTTAATTTGTAAACGACAATTGCGTCAACGTGCCCCTCTTTTACGTCGTGCATTAACTCAAAAAATGCGTCGCGCCCCGCAACTTTCGTTCCGCTGATTGCTTGGTCGATATGCGTTTTTTGCAAGTCAAGCCCGTTGCGGATAACGTATTCGTCAATTTCCGCGATCTGATATTCGACTGAATAGCCGTCGTCTTGTTTGTGATCCGAATAACGGATATAAGCCCTTGTTCGTAACATTGTTTTGCCCCCTTATTTCATATCGAGATAAATACGCATTAACGCCTTGTAAACCTCGTCTTTCTTTTCTTTCGGTACGTCCTCGCTGTTAAACACCTCTTTCGCTCGTGCTAACAAGTCGAAAATCTCGTCCGTTGTCGTAACGCCGAAGTAGTCCAGCCCCACGCCGAAATACTCGGCAATCCGCTTTAATTCGGATAAGTGCGGGGAACGCCTCCCGACCTCGTAATTCGAGATCGTCGCGCGGCTTACTTTTAACGCTTGCGCTAACTCAATTTGCGACATGCGCTTGCCTTTTCGTAGTGTCTTAATTTTCGCGCCGACTTGAATTGTCATATTTTTTTCACCTCCGCAACAATCTTTTCTCAAAACAATAAGCGATAGTAAACGTATCACTCGGTAGAATAATATCACAAAGTGACGCAAAACGAAACAATGAACGCTTAATTATTAACAAATTCTTTACATTGTAAAACAAAATTAAAACTTTTTTCTAAAAAGTGTAGAAAAATACTTGACAATATTTTACTATTTTGGTATAATATAGGTGTAAAAATTGATAGGGCAAAAGTCCTATAAGGAGTACATAATGAAACAATACGGAGTTCAGAAAGCAACGGAGTTCAGCAAATCGCAAATAAGCGTTATCTATGGCAAGGCTAAACGCGGCGAGATTAAAGTCGAAAAGTGGTTCATGAGCGAACTTTACAACCTCGCTGATTACTTCGGTTATGACGATAATCACTCCGTCGAGCAAAGCGAAAGAGAGGTTAAGGCAATCCTTGAAGCGGTTTTCGCAAACGATAACGAAAAGGCGCAGACGCTTATAAACGAAACGACCGATAAATGGTTCAACCTTTACGGAAAGAAAACGCAAGCGAAATGCGACAGGACGGTATTCGTAGGTTAATAACAAAAGCCGAGCGGGGCGGCTAAACCCCGCAAAAAACAACCGAATATTGCAGGCGGGCGATCCGCAAGTTATGGCTCACATATTACAAAGCGCAAATTTCAAATTGCGTTTTTAACCGCCGAAACTTGCGTCACTTCGTTATCAATAAAAAGCAAAGTGTAAAAAATAAAAGGAGTATATATGAAAGATAATAGTTTTTGCGACAATAAATGCACAAACTGTTTAGGTTTCAAAATGTGCAAAAAATCATTCAAAAAAGAAACGGTGTACTATGAAAGCAGAGGCGAAAGCGGGAATATCTTTTTTATTCTCGCAAAAGTACGCGACGTACTCCGTAATCAACGCCGTATAAACGATTATAACGAATGTTGGGAAGCGGTGCAGAAATGCGGAAGTTATCAAGACGCGCTCGACATAATTTCCGATTATGTTATTTTAATAGATTTGTCAAAGTAATAACGGCAACCGCCGTATTATTTAGACGCTCAATGCGTCGGAATGTTAGCAAAATTGAAAAAGTGTAAACTTTAAGGAGGTGATATACATGCGAACAGAATTAAGAGTTTTCCGTGTCAGACAGAAAATGACGCAAGCGCAATGCGCCGAGAAAATCGGCGTCGGGCGTGCGTTATATGCAGCAGTCGAAAACGGATCGAGGAACGGCACGCTTGCGTTTTGGGAAAAATTCAAAAACGCTTTCGACATTCCCGAAAGTGAGATTTGGAGGTATACGCAGAATGACGAAGATTGATAAACGTAAAACGGTTATTCATTTAATCGAAAAAGACGCAATATTCAACACTCGCATAATTGCGGAAACGGTAGCAAACAAGATTAAACGCGGAGGTTTTCAACTATGAAAAATTATGAACTAATAATCGATATTTTGACCGACTTAATCAATGAGCAAAACAGCACAATCAAACTTATGAAGTGGCAGATTGAGGACTTGAAAAAGCAACTTGAAACGGCAGAATATCACCTCGACCCAACGCCTGAAAAGGCAAAAAAAATTGAAATCAGATAAGGAGTATAAACAATATGAAATTTCATATAACGATTAAAGACAACGAAACGGGCGAAATCTTGCACGATAGAGATTGCAACGCGATTATCGCAGGACTAAACGACGGCGAAAAAAGCACGTCCGTAGTGCTTACGCAGTGCAATGGCAAAGACCTTGTTTATTGTGCAAAAGCGACGCAAAAGTCAATAAATAGCGCAATTCCGAAAGGTTCGAGACTTGATTTAATGCTTAAATTACTTAATGCGATTGCCGAGGAAGAGGACAAGGAGGACAAATAAATGAACGAAAACGAAGTAACGGTTATCGGTGAAGATATAACCGATTTAGCAGGAAGGACGCAGAGCGGCGGTTTGCTCGATAGCAATACCGACAATATTCTTTACCTCGCGGAAAAAGCGGAACAGTACATAACGGCAATGAATAAGATTATGGACGCTGCTTTGAAAATCACGAACGAACTTGACTGGTGTCTGATTGGCGGCAATCCGTATTTGCAAGAAAGCGGCGCGACAAAGGTTGCAAGACTTTTCGGAATTTCGATACGTCTTATCGGCAACCCGATACGCGAAGTCGATCCGCAAGGTTACGTTACATATACATACAAGGCGCGGTTTTTGCTTAAAGACCAGTTTATCGAATGCGAGGGCAGCCGCGGAATGAAAGAGGACTTTTTCGCAAAGACGAAAGACGGCTTGAAAAAGCCCGACGAAATCGACGAACGCGACGTTAAAATGGCGGCATATACAAATTGCTTGAATAACGGCATTAAACGCCTTATTCCGAACTTGCGAAATATCGACGTTGCAACGCTGGAACGGGCAGGGCTTGACGCAAGCAAAATTCGCGGGTACACGTTCAAAGAGGGCGGCAAAGGTGGCAAAGGAAAAAGCGCAGAGGCGAGCGGTATTGTTTGCGCCGATTGCGGCGCGGCAATCACTCAAAAGGTTGCGTCGTATAGCGAAAGCAAATACGGAAAGCCGCTTTGTATGGACTGTCAAAAGAAGCAGGGAAAGCCCGCTCCCGCACAAAAATCGAAAGCAGCAAAAGAACCCGAAAAACCGATTGAACCGTCGGACGAGGACGACGACTTTCCTTTCGAGTATTGAGGTGCGTCGTGAAATATCAGATTGAAATAACGGAAACGCTGCAAAAGGTTGTCGAAGTTGAAGCAAGGAGTTTATCCGAAGCGATAACGAAAGTCGCGACGGATTATTCAAAGGGCGAAATCGTGCTTGACGCAATGGATTTTGTCGGTTATGAAATTAAGGATTTCGGGAGCAACGAAAATGAATGCTGAAATGATTAAAAACGCGCTGGAAAAAAAGGCGCAGGAAAAAATAAAAGTATACCCCGTCGAGCATTTGAGCGCGTCAAGGCTCGGACACCCGTGCGAACGGTATTTGTACTTGCTTATTAAAAACTGGCAAGACCAAAAACCGCACGACGTAGGCTTGCAACATATTTTCGATCTCGGCAATAGTATAGAAGATTATACGATTGCGAGATTGAAAGAGGCGGGTTTTGAGTGCGTCACGCCGTCCGTTCGTAGTTGGAAAATTGAAAATCCGCTTATTACAGGGCGCGAGGACGTGCGCATAAAAGACCCCGAAACGGGCGAACTTTTACCCGTGGAAATTAAAGGACTTTCGCCGATAGAGTTTGAAAAACTGAACACGATTGACGATTTTCTTAACAGCAAAAAATATTACGTCCGCGGCTATCCCGCGCAGTTGTTCGTGTATATGTACAAATTCGAGAAAGAAAAAGGCTTTTTCGTAATTACAAATAAACTGACTGGCGAAATAAAGCCGATCGAAGTTAATCTCGATTATGATTTCGGCGAACAATGTTTGCAGAAAGCGGAGCGGATTTATAAGGCGTTGGAAACGAACACGCCGCCCGACAGTTGCGACGACGTAAGCGTTTGCGAGGGTTGCAACTTGCAGCATATTTGCGGACAAGTGAAGCGCGTCCCCGCCGATATTGAACTCGACGGCGAACTCGAAGAACTTATCAATCGTAAAGAAGAATTGAAAGCCGCGAAAGCCGAATACGAAAGCGTCGATAAACAGATAAAAGAGCGCGTCGGCGAGCGTGAAAAAATCATTACGGGAACATATCTGATTGAGCGTAAAGCGTATGAAAAAAAGGCGTTCACCGTTCCAGCGTCAACGCAATACCGCTTATCGATTAAAAGACTTTAAGGAGGTCAAACAATGAACAGCGAACTTACACCGCGACAATGGGAGTTATACATATTCTTGAAAAAAAATTGCGATAGATACGTTCACTTAAAAGATATTGCCGTAGAGGTTTACGGCTTCGATTTGGATAACTTGCACGATTTCGGAAATTCGGGCGCGCGACGGAGCATAACAGCGGACATAACGGCAATCAATGACAGCGCGGTTATTCAAAAAATCATTATCACAAGTCCGAGAGGCGTTAAATTGGCAACAAAAGACGAGGTGCAAAGTTTTCTCAACACGAAATATAAAACAGCAATACAGGCGTTCAGACGCGCAAGGAATTTCAAGAAAAAAGTTTCTCGCGACGGTCAAATGCGAATCGTATTCAATTCCGAACGCGATACCGTAAAAACCTTTATCGACAGCGACAAGGCTTTCGGCGAACGCTTAAAACTTTGCAGAGCGCAAAAAGGCTATTCGCAAGCGACGGTCGTTTGCGAAATGCGGAAACGTGGCGACAATACGTTCGACGCACCTATGCTTTCAAAGTTTGAAAACGGCTATTGCGTGCCGAATAAAGCAACGTTGCATAAATTAGCGGAAATTTACGCCGTAACGCCCGATTATCTTTACACGGGTGTAACGACGCCCGAAGCCGTACCGTTTGAAATAAGCGACTTGCAAGTCGAATAAAGGCGGTAAACGTATGGACGATTGGAGAATAAGAGATTATCAGATACGGTGCTATAACTTGCAGAACAAAATAACGCCGTTTAAGGTCAGCGAAACGAACTTAAAAAAGCAAATGCGGGAAATCCGAAAGGAAAAGAAGTGCAGCGAATTATGCGCGTGGAAAATACTTAAACACCGCTTAGAACAAGAGGTAATTAAACAGGCGCGTGGACGGAGGGAATGCGACAATGTTTATTAGTCATTATTTGAATCGGTATGATAATTTCAAAAAGGACTTTACGGACGTAAAATATTCGCCGAAACGTTCGCAGGTTGTAAAGAACAAGAGCAAGCGCAAACAGAACGCGCGGAAAAAGTAGCTTTTCAATGCGCCGTAATGTATTTGGTTGATAGTGGTGACAGACGCTATCGGCGAAACTGAATACTATCAATCACTATACCTTGTAGGCGCGGGGCTGTCACCTCGCCTTGCAGGGTATTTTTATTAGGAGGTTAAACAATGGCAGAAGTTAAATGGATCAAGATATGTACGGACATATTCGACGACGAAAAAATGATTTTAATAGAAAGTATGCCCGAAGCGGACAGTATTATCGTTATTTGGTTTAAGTTGCTTTGTATGGCTGGTAAGCAGAATAATAGCGGCGTGTTTATGCTTAACGACAAAATCGCATATACCGACGAAATGCTTGCAACGATTTTCCGCCGTCCGCTTAACACGGTACGGCTTGCATTAAAAACTTTCGAGAATTTCGGAATGATTGAAATTGTTGATAACGTCGTCACTATTCCGAATTGGGAAAAACACCAAAGTCTTGACGAGTTGGAACGGAAAAAGGAACTTAACCGAAAGCGCGTTGCGGCATATCGCGAAAAACAAAAATTACTTGCAAACGGTAATGATTACGTAATGCGTACAGGCATTACAAGTAATGCAACAGAAAGAGATATAGAAAGAGATATAGATATAGATACAGAAGAAGAAAAGAAAGAGATAAAGAAAAGTAAAACGGCAAGCCGTTTCACACCGCCCACACTCGACGAAGTAAACGCGTATTGTTCCGAAAGAAATAACAACGTTGACGCTCAACGCTTTATTGACTATTACACCGCTAACGGCTGGAAAGTCGGGCGCAATAATATGAAAGACTGGAAAGCAACGGTTAGGACGTGGGAGCGGGCAGACGAAAAGAAACCCGCTCCAAAACAAAGCGGATCAAGCGGGAATGTCTTTTTGGATTTAGCACACGACGAGGGGATATTCTAATGACACGGCAAGAAGCGATTAAAATTCTATCAGTCTTAAAAGCCGCTTACCCGAATAGTTATCGCGGAATGACGAAAGAAGAAGCAAACGGAACGGTCAATATTTGGGCAATACAATTCGGGAATATCCCGTATGACGTTGTTTCGATAGCGGTTAATAAACTTATAAGCGTAAATACCTTTCCGCCGTCTATCAGCGAAGTTAAAGAAAAGATACGTGGGCTTTATTGGGAGGCACTCGGCGAATTGCCGTACAAAGAGGGCGGGTTATATTGCAACAATAACAAAGAATTGTCGCCCGAAAAAATAAAACTGTTAAAAGAGATTATAAGAGTTGTCGAGCCTATGAGAACGGGAATGTATGAACCGACGCTCGGCGAACTTTTACAGGGTTACGGCGGTTATTTATGCGCCGATACGAAACAAATTGAGGGGGATAGTAAAAAATGAAACATACAAAGGGCGATTTGCTGCAAATGCAGTCTTTGCCGCTGTCGGCGAAAATACAAATGACAAAACGCCGTATTCGCGACTGGTACGATTATTTCGGCGGTCAAGTATACGTTTCCTTTTCGGGCGGAAAAGATAGCACGATATTATTACATATCGCCCGCGAATTATATCCCGATATTGAAGCGGTTTTCGTCAATACGGGGCTTGAATATCCCGAAATACAAAAGTTCGTCAAGACGTTTGAAAACGTAACGATACTTCGCCCGAAAATGCGCTTTGACGAGGTAATCAAAACATACGGCTATCCGATTATAAGCAAAGCCGTTGCAAACGCGGTTGACGTTTATCAGACGAAAGTACGGCGCGGCAAGCCGCTATCGGGCGCGCGAATTGAACAGTTGCTCGGAACATACGAGGGCAATCGTCACGACGGGAAAAAGTCAAAATTCGATAAAAGCAAATATAAACCGTTGCTTGACCTCGATTGTAAAGTGTCGGATCGTTGTTGTGGCATAATGAAAAAAGCCCCGCTTAAAGAGTGGGAAAAGAAAAACAAAAAATATCCTATCGTTGCGACAATGGCGGAAGAAAGCATAATGAGGGAAGCGGTTTGGCTTAAAACAGGTTGCAACGGTTTTGATATGACAAGACCTATGTCAAAGCCTATGAGTTTTTGGACTGAACAAGACGTTTACCAGTATATCAAGCAGTTTAACATTCCGATTGCCAGCGTTTACGGCGATATTGTTTACGAAAGCGACAATACGCAAATGCGCCTTGAAGATTACGGGATAGACGGTTGCGGAACAGACCGCTTAAAAACGACAGGTTGCGAACGTACGGGCTGCATATTCTGCGGTTTTGGTTGTCACCTTGACAAGCGAGAGAAAACCCGCTTCCAGCAGTTAAAAGAAACTCACCCGCGGCAGTATGAATATTGTATCGGCGGCGGCGAGTATGTAAACGGCGTTTGGCAGCCGAATAAACAAGGTTTAGGAATGGGGCACGTTTTCGACGAACTCAACAAGATTTACGGCGACGATTTTATCAAGTATTAAGGAGGAAACAAAATGATAACTTTTTTAGTAGAGGGAAAACCGCAAGGAAAAGCACGCGCCCGAACGTTTTACGATAAACGCGTCGGCAAAATGCGAAGTGTTACGCCCGAACAAACAAAAGATTATGAAAGTTTGATCCGTTGGAGTTACAAGGCGGCGGGCGGTAAATACCTCGGAGAAAAACTGATAAGCGTTGACATTCAAGCGTTTTACCCGATCCCGAAGTCATTTAGCAAAAAGAAACGTCAAGCGGCGGAGTTTGAAGAAATGCGCCCGACGACAAAGCCCGATTGCGACAACGTTATAAAGGCGGTTCTCGACGCGCTCAACGGCGTTGCGTATTATGACGATAAGCAAGTAATTTGCGTTTCTTGCAATAAGTATTACGGTGAAACGGGTTATTTGAAAATTACTATAAAAGAAATATAAGCGGGTATTTCTACCCGCTTTTTTTGTGTCATTTTGTTTTCAAAATAGGTCTTTTAGCATATTCAAAGTAGACAAAATCCACGATATAATAATAAATGTAAGCAAGACAAACAACATACGAAACGGGGAAAACGAAATGAAATACTCAATCAAAGACGAATTAGAACAAATTCTTGAAATGTTAGTAAGTGATCGCGAAATTGCAGTTGAAAACGGCGAAAATAAAATCGTTACATTATTGAATAACTATATCGGGGATTTAGAAGTAATTATCAACGATAAAGAGGAAGTCGAACCCGAACCGAATAAAAGCAGTTCCGAAGTTGACGAATTGTTAATTGATTTACTGATACAAACGGTTGACGAATACAACGAATTGCAAGAGGACGAGGCAAAGCGTCTCGATTGGTGGGAGGACGTTGTCAACAATATTTCCGATACCAGCGACGAAAGGGAAATTGAGCGGGTTATTGCAACAATCAAAAATGAAATTAAAAAATTAAAGTAATTTCGCGTGGTGGCGTTGCGCCGCCTTGTTATCACAAACATAAAAAACTTAACAAAGGGGCAAATAAAAATGAAATACTCAATCGAAAAAGAACTAATCAAAGCAATAGAGGATTATTTCGCGATAAAATATGATAGATTTATTGCAGACGGCAATAGTCACGAAGAAGCGATAAACCTTGCAAAAATGGCGGTATATACAGCCGCTGACAGCGTGGCTCTAAAAAAGGTTATTCACGCAATAATGGAAGCACGGGCTGAAAATGCGGGCTTTGTAGCATACGCACGATACGGGAATAAAAATCAACTTGACGGAAAAGGGGAAAACAAATAATGAAAGCAATTATATATACACGCGGCGGCAACGAAAGCAGACAAATCGAAAAGTGCGAGGAATACGCAAAGGCAAACGGTATTACGGTTGTTGAAACGGTAAGCACGGAAAACGGATTGAGCGCGTATGTGTTCAATATGAAAATTGACGCGATTATCGTATGCGACGCACCACGGATCGCACGAAAGAAAAGCGACTATATGTTCACGGAAGATACCTTGCAAAAATTCGGCATTAAACTTTTAGTAGCGGAGGGCAAATAAAATGAAATTTACAAAGTATAGCGACCGAGGCAGAATTGACAAATATGTAAACGACAGAACGGTTATAACGTTTATGGTCGGGCGTAACACGATATATGTTACGAAGAAAAAGCACGGTGGCAAGGCGGAATATATACAAAAGTTACTTGCCAGCGGATATAAACGGAAAGTTAAGGCAATAGCATAATGCTATTGTCTTTTTTGTGCCGCTTTGTTAGCATTATTATATAAATACAAGTAAAAAGGCGTATATATGCGTCATTTTGTTAGAAAGTTGCAAAAAACAAAAAAATAATAGCAGAAAGGGCGGATATTATGGCGGTTTATATCTTAAACGCTGGGCATACCTTGCAGGGCGGCGGAACGGGTGCAGTCGGTTATCTGAACGAAGCGGAAGAGGCGCGAAAGGTCGTAAACGCTCTTAAAACGTATTTGCGAAATAAAGGGCATACGGTTGCCGTTGTAAACGTTGATAAAGCAAACACGCAAACCGAATACTTGCAAGCGGTTGTAAAAGAGGCAAACAAGCACGGAAACGCGGCTTTATTTGTTTCGATCCATTTCAACGCGGGCGGCGGTCGTGGCTCGGAATGTTACACTTGGCGCGGTCGAAACGTACCCGCTGCCGTCGGTATGTGTGAAGAAATGCACAAGTTGGGTTTTCGCAATCGCGGAGTTAAAAACGGCAGCGACTTATTTGTGATCCGAAAAACGAAAATGGAAACAGTTTTATTTGAGGTTGCTTTCGTAGACAATCAACTCGATTATGACTTGTATAAAAAAATCGGCGTTCCAGCAATCGCGCAAGCAATCGCGCGCGGAATTTTGAACTATTAGGGAATATCGAATAATTGAGTTACCGAGATTTTCTCGGTAGTTGAAAGGCGGCGTTATGTTTGGAAATCAAAGAGATTAAAGTTTGCGATTTGAAAGAATACGAAAACAATCCGCGGCATAATGACGAAGCGGTCGAAGCGGTCGCGGAAAGTATAAAACAATACGGTTTCAAAGTTCCGATTATTCTTGACAAAAACGGCGTTATCGTCGCAGGGCATACACGGAAGCGAGCGGCGGAATTATTAGGGCTTGAAACTGTCCCGTGCTATATAGCGGCGGACTTAACGCCCGAACAGGTCAAAGCCTATCGGTTAGCCGATAATAAGACGGGCGAACTTGCAACGTGGGATTTTGAGAAGTTAGAAAAAGAACTTGCGGAACTGACCGCGTTCGACGTGGATATGTCGCAATTCGGTTTTGACGAAGCAGTATTCGACGACGGGTTTTCGACGGACTTTGAATTGCCCGACGACGATAAACCGCAAACGCGCACAATTACGTTATCACTGGCAGAGGAACAATATCAGATATGCGAAAGCGTGATTGATTATTTCGGGGATAAAATCGAACACGATTACGGCAATCATAATAAACGTAGTAATGCATTATTTGAGGCGGTGTTTTTGTGGGCAGAGCAAAACAACTTGTCGTAAAAGTAATTCCCGCTCGACTTGCAAACGATTTTATTCGTAAACACCATTACAGCGGCAAGGTCGTAAATAATAGCAAGTTACATTTCGGCGTGTTTCTCGACGGGCAATTACACGGCGTAATGTCTTACGGATCGTCGCTTGATAAATCAAAAATAATCGGGCTTGTGAGCGGTACAAAATGGAATGAGTTTTTGGAATTGAACCGAATGGCTTTCGACAGCGTTTTACCTCGCAATTCCGAAAGTCGGGCAATCTCGCAAAGTATTAAACTCATAAAAAAGAACGCGCCGCATATTAAGTGGATTATTTCTTTTGCCGACGGCTGTCAATGCGGCGACGGCACGATTTACCGCGCAAGTAACTTTGTCTTGACGGGGATAAAAGAAAACGAGGCTTTATATCGTTTACCGAGCGGCGAAGTTGTTCACCAGTTGACATTGCAGTCAAGCCCGAAGCAACCGCGCCCCGAACTGGGCGGGCGTTGTCTATACGACGTAAGCGGCGGAACGTATTCACTTAAAAAGTGGCAGGAAATAAGCGGCGCGCAGCCGATTAAAGGCTTTCAACTGCGGTACATATATTTTATTGACAAATCATACCGCGAGCGGCTTACCGTTCCCGAAATTCCCTTTTCAAAAATTGACGAAGTGGGAGCGGGAATGTACCGCGGCGAAAAGATTTCGCAAGCCGAAAGGCACAAAATTAAAACAGTATCAAAAAACACTTGACAAATACTAAAAAATGTGCTATATGGGAAATGGTGGTAATGTTATATTACTATAATAATTAGAATTCATAAAAAACGGAGGTTAAAATTATGAATGTTATGGAGATTGTGAGTTTGCCGATAATCGTTACGGTCGTTTACGGAGTTATCGAACTTTTGAAGCTGGTATTCAAAAGCGAAACCTTTAACCGTGTAATTCCGCTTGTTGCGGCAGCGTTGGGCGTAATACTCGGCATAGTTATCTTCTACGCCGTTCCGAGCATTACTTTTGCGAACAATATCGTTGAAGCAATGATAATCGGCGCGGTGAGCGGACTCTCGGCAACTGGTACTAATCAGATCGGCAAACAGTTAAGCAAATCGAAAGAAGAGGGCGAAACTGAAAAAACCGATAAAGAGTAAAGGCGGTTTTTTATGAGTGCTGAAATTTTGGTCGCGATAATTACAAGCGTCGGGACGCTTTTAGGCGTTATAATTACCGTTCGGAACGGCAATTCAAAAACGCTTTACCGTATCGAGCAGTTAGAACGAAAGCAGGATAAACATAATACGCTTATCGAGCGTATGTATAAAGCCGAGGACAGATTGGACGTTCTTGACGAGAAAGTCAAAGTGTCAAATCACAGAATAGACGATCTCGAACACGGTAAAAATTGAGGGTGGTGTTATGGCTGGCGCAAAATCAAAATACGAAACGCACGTAAAGCCGTTTTTTGAAAAGATTGATAAACTTCTAAACGAGGGAGCGAGCGAAAAGCAAGTTGCCGAAGCGTTAGGAGTTTCTTATGCGTCTTTCAATAATTACAAAGTCAAGTATAAAGAACTTGACGACCTTTGCCGCAAGCCTCGCACAAAGTTGATTGAGGACTTGCGCAGCGCGTTGGTTAAACGTGCGCTCGGTTTTACATACGAGGAAAAAGAACAGTACATGAAACAGGACGTTGACCCCGTCACAAAGCAACCGACGGGCGAAGCGTACATGCATACGAAAATACTTACGAAACAGGCTTTGCCCGATACGACGGCAATTTTCGGCGCGTTGAATATCTACGATCCCGAATACGTGAAAGATAAAAAGAATTACGACCTTAAACAGCAAGAATTAGAACTCCGCAGGCAAATGGCGGAAAATAAAGACTGGTAGGAAGTGACGGAATGTTTAACACGTTATCGGACTTTTACCGTTCCAAAGAGTGGGCGGACTTTCGGCAAGTAATAATCGCCGAGCGAACAGCGGCGGACGGTTTTGTCTATGACGAAATTACAGGCAAGCCGATTGTCAAGGCGTACGATATTATTTTGCACCACAAAATCGAATTGACGCTTGAAAACGTCAACGATTGTAATATCACGCTTAATCCCGCAAATATACAGGTCGTTTCGTTCAGAACGCACAACGAAATACATAATCGTTTCGGATCGTGGACGCGTCACATATACCTCGTATACGGTTGCCCGCTTTCGGGAAAAGCAACGTACGTTAAAGAGCGAGCAGGCATTCACGATTTAGTGATTGACCTTGACAAGATTTATTCGTGTATATCAAACAACCCGCAATATATCAAGAGCGGGCGAATTGCCGACAATGTATTTGCCGTCCGTGATTGCTTATTCGAGCAGGTAAAGACGCGGCGCGGCAAATGGATAAACGCTTTTATAATCGGCGGCTATCCGTACAAGGGCGAGCGCGAGCGTCTATGCGTTGAGTTGGGAGCGGAAGAAGTCTTTATCGATTGCGACAAAGAAACCGCGTTACAACGGCTTGCAAGTTGCGACGACGGGCGCGACGTAAAGGAATGGACAAAGTATATTGATACTTGGTTCGACCGTTACAGCGTTTAATATTGAGTGTTCCTCTTGGCATATATCTCTCCTTACAAGGCAAAGCGGATAGACGCTTGACAGCGTGGACAGACACGCACAACATGCCGACGTAGCATAATGGTAATGCCGCCGCAAGAGAAAGCGGGCGAATTTGGTTCAACTCCATTAAGATACGGTTATCTAATATGCAGGTTCGATCCCTGCCGTCGGCAACTCCTTTTACCGCCGTGCGAGTATGGCTCGAATGATTTACAAGTTTTCTTGATTCCCCTTGTCAATCATTATAGGTTCAATTCCTATCACGGCGAACTCCTTTTTCTTTTTCTTTTATATATTTTCTTTTTTCTTTTTCA